TGTTTTTGACGCCCTGAAAAAAATCTGTAAAGTTTGGGGCTTGGAAATGCAGTTTTTTGTGGAAATGAACGGAAACGGTATTGGCGCCCGGTATATTGATTTTAAAAAGCGAATTGGTGAAGCTACTGGAAAACGCGTAGTCTATGGACACAATGCGCTAGAGATCCTAAAAGAGATTGAAAGGACCAACATTTACACCGCCTTGGTAGGCCGTGGAAAAGGTGAACAAGTTTCTAGCGCTGAAGAAAGCGGGAAAGAAGCGGACGGCTACGGAAGAAAAATCACCTTTGAATCCGTGGTATGGTCCAAGGCCAAAGGGAACCCGCTAGATAAACCGCTAGGCCAAAGATACCTAGAAGATCCGGAAATGACTAAACGTTACGGGATCAAGAATGCGGATGGAACCATGAGGGCTAAGATTGGTTTTGTCGATTTTAACGAGGAAGAAAACCCCAATGAATTGATAAAACTAACCTATCAAGCCTTGGTTAATGCGTCCCGTCCACAATTAACCTTGAAAACGTCAAGCGTTTATCTGAAAGGTGTTAAAATCGGGGACACTATCCGAGTTGTCCGACATGATAAAAAGCTAGACTATGATACACGGATTTTTGAAATTACTTTCAACCGTTTAAACAATAAATCTAGTGACATCAAGTTGGGCGACCAAATAAGTGAAAGCGCGAACTCAAAAATTCAGAGTGTGGCAGATAAAGCCGTAGAAGATTTCATTAACAATGAATTTAACAGTTTTGTCAAAAACTTACCTGATTTTGTTAGATCCGCGGACGGTTACAACACTAACTGGTACAGCGTGGAAGATCCCGTTAAAAAATACCCTAAAAAGGTATTGATTAATGATATATGGTACAAGCCGGATCCGGAGCATGAAGGCCATACCATCATGCAACGCTGGACGGGTGAAGCCTGGGAAGAAATCCTAAGAACTTACAATGAAGTAAGCTTGCGGGAAAAGATTGATCAGAAATTTAATGAACTGAAACAAACTACTGACCAAGCAATTCAAACGGCTGACCGGAAAGCGGAAGAAGCTTTGAAGAAGGCTGGAACCATTCCGGACACGGCCAGGCTATCCGACCAGATCAAACAGCAGATTTTAGCTAGTCAAGACCTGACTAAAAAGGTAACGGAAACCCTGAAAGAAACTGATTCTGGGGTTATCTATAACAAGATATTGCAAAATATCAAAACTGAATTTACACCTAAAACGGTTTTTGATGGTTTTGAAAGAAGCACGAATGACGACCTTTCCCGTTTAAATACAAAGACGGAAGAAACTGAAAGAAAAATTATTAGGCAAAACATTGAGTTTAACAAGTTAACTGAAAGCAATAAACTCTATGAACGAATTTTGGGGACGTCTGAAACAGGCGCGCCGGATAAAGTTTCCCGGCTTGTTATGTCTAGTGAGATTTTTAGAACTGAAGTTGGTAAGTATGTCACGGATGATAACAATTTAATTGTTAATTCCATGACGATGGACAAGAATACTTTGGTCGGAAACAGCGACCCCAAAGCGAATATTTCAGTTGATAACGGTATTTTTACGATTAAAGCAGAAGGACTAACCGGCTATAATTGGTCAGGCTTCACACTTCCCATCTATGTTAAAAAGATTTATCAAGATGAAACTTATACTTTAGGTTTTAAATTTCGAATACTTTCAAAACTTGATAGCGTTTTTGCTTTTAACATCAAAAACCACGGGTTAAATAAACTTTTATTAAATGCTGATATTGGAACGCCTAATAGTCAGGCTTCTGAAGAGTGGTATGAGTTCCAAAGGACGTTTACGGTTCAAGAGGATTTCGAGTTTGGTGAGGACAAAAACTTTCCGTTTTACATCTATCTAGCTAAGAATGGTTGGATCGAGTTCAAAGAACCTATTTTAGTACGAGGTAGCAGAACGGGAACCTATAAGCCTAGCCAATTTGACGACGCGTACAAAAAGACAAATGAGGCTAAGGAACTGGCAGAAAATGCTCAAACACAAGCAGAAAATGCTCAAATACGCGCCCAAAACGCTCAAACGCGGGCTATTCAAGTAGCTGAAATGGCTGAAAAAGCAAAAATGACCGCGGAAGCTACTAGAACGCAAGTTACACAGCTAGCGGGTTCCTATTCGATCCGGAACCTTAACAGCGCGGGGGATATTTTAGGCCAAATGAATTTAAACCCGGATGGTTCCGTGAGAATTAATGAAGGCCTACTTTCTATTGGTGAGAAAACCTATATTAAAGATGGGGTTATTAAAAGCGGGATGATTGGTAGGGCTCAAATCGGCACGGCTCACATTGACGAAATCGACGCAAGCAAGGCGAACCTTATCAACGTAACGTCCAAAAATGTCGCAACCGAGGGATTGACCGCTAACATTATAAAGGGCGGGAAACTATCGTCTCTTAATGGCGTTACTGATTTTGACTTACAAACTGGATGGTTAGAAATGAATAAGGAAGCCGTAGGAATTAGAAACAGATTCGAAGGCAAACCAATGCAATTTCTAATTTTTGGACAAGGTGCGATTAACGGGGTGCCTTGTGCATATACGCAACTTATGAGTAACCGGAACGGTCAAACCGGGATTGAACACACTTCTGCCGGTATTCAGATCTGGAATGGTAGGTTAGGAAATAACGTTCAAACAGCCATAACTTTTTATGGGAAATCAATGGATTTCATCCCTAATTCCCAAGGCGGAGGCGTCACTTTAAATACTGAAACACGAGATTTAGATAAGTTGCATAATGTATTTTTAGATAATGCACTAGTAGCCGGCAAAGAAATCTTTTTAAAAGGGAACTCTTTAGTTACTTTATTTAATTTAATAGATAAAAACTTTAAAGGGATTGAAGATCATTTAAAACGTGCTAATTTGGGTGCGCCTGGATATTACAGGACGAATATTTAGAAAGGGCGTTTATGGAAACGACAGATAAAATTATCAATGAATTGGCGGTACAACTAGCCAATAAATCTATTGAATGTGCAAACTATAAGGTTTTCTACGATGAAGCGCAAGAAAAACTTGTGGAAGCACAAGCACAACTTGAACAAGCACAAACACAGCTTGAACAAGCACAAAATCAATTAAACAAAGTTAATCAAGTTTTAGAAGCGGGCGAGGCCTTGAAAGACTTGTTTGATGAAGTAGCAAATGAATTAGAAAAGGAATAGAAACTATATGGAATTTAAAGTTATTAACAAATATTTGCAAGAAAAAGGGCGTACTTTTGTCGCAATCCGACAAGAAAACCCTTATACAGTCTTTGAACGCGTTTTAATCGGTGACCGTCTGGGTGAAACAGATGAAGCATTGATTAAAGCGGTATTAGGGCAAGTTTCAACCGAGTTAAACCCGGCTGAAGGTGTAAAGAAACTTCAGGAGGACTTACACAAACAAGCAGAAAGCTATGAAGAAAAGCTAGCTGAAAAAGACGCTAAAATCGCGGAAGTTAAGGCAGTTGCAGATTGGGCAGTTTTGGCACGAGTTACTGACACAGATAACCCGCTAGATCCGACTATCTTTAAACGTGGTTTGGAGTTGGTGGAGCTTGGTCAAACCGGCAAAACTTACCAACCGCAAGAAATCTTTGTGGTGGAAGATCCTGACCATGTTGAGAAATTCCAAGAAGGAAAACGTATCATGGTTCAAGTCAACGAGCCTTTCACTTATAAAGGAGAAACCTTGAAACAGCTTGAAACTTTACACCAAAATGGAAAACTTGGTCTTTGGAAATGGACCGAGCCGAAAGAAACCCCGAAAGCTTCGAATGAGTTAGAAACGCAACCGGCACAGTAAAGCAATTAGAACCAGTATAGGGAGGTGGTTAAAATGGCCCTAGTGGACCTAATTGACAAGCTAACACCGGTTTTAGTTGTTATCATTCCTAGTTACTTTTCTTTCAAGAGTACCAAAACCACGAAAGAAGCGGACCAAAAATTAAGAGATCTTTCTGATAAGATTGACGATTTAGAAAAATCGGTCTTAAACGTGGAAGGAATTGGAGAAGATAACCAGAAAAATCTATCTATTATCGGAAAAGGCTTGCAACGTTTGCAACGTTTTCGATTGCAAGAAAATTTGAAGAATGCCCTTAAAAGGGGACATACTAACCAGCACGAAATAGAAGAACTTTCCCGCTTATATGAGAGTTATATTGAATTAGGCGGGAACGGTGCTATTAAAGTGCTTTTTGAACGGTTTTTAGACCTAGAAATTAAAGAGGAAAATTGAAATGAACCAAATTACTGAAATTGTAACCAGTGGGGCTATGAGCATTTTTGTAGTGTTAGTAGGTATTGTTGTTAATGCAGTAAAAAACTATCTTACAACGCGAGGCGGGAAGAAAGCCCTTGAAGTGGTTGAAATCCTAGCTAGAAACGCCGTAAATGCTACCGAGCAAGTAGCGGATAAGTTGGACATCCACGGGAAGGATAAGCTGGAATATGCCAAAACAAGCCTTATTGAAGGGCTTGAAGCACACAATATCTATTTAACGAATGAACAGTTAAATACATTTATTGAATCTGCCGTCAAGACAGCAAACGACGCTTGGAAGAATTGAGGTAAAGAACATGGATAAAGTAAAACTATTTCAAGATGAAGTATTAGGCCGTGGGTTTGATATTGATGGCTGGTACGGCTGGCAATGCTGGGACGGCTACGCTAAATATTGCTTGTGGTTAGGCGTTCCATTCGCAAACTGTACGGATTCCGGTTACGTGAAAGACCTTTGGGAACAGCGGTTTAGCAACGGAATCCTTGATTATTTTGATGAAGTTGAAATCATGCAAAGCGGGGAAGTCGCCATTTTCATGGAAACGGCAGTTACGCCGGTTTCACACGTCGCCGTTTTTGTTGGTGATATTGACGGCTCCCAAGGTTGGTTCCTTGGTCAAAACCAAAGCGGTGAACCTGGACCGAATGGGGGCGCTAGCTTTGATTTAGCTATCTATCCATATAGCGCGCTTTATCCAACCGCCTTCCGCCCTAAAGGCGAACCGCTAGAAAAAGAAGAATTGAAAGAAATCGTTACGGAAGTCATGGCTAACCATGAAGTTCCATTCTTCCCTGAAGAAGCTACTTTTACGGTGGGCGATAGTCCTATCAATGTCCGTCGTTATCCAGATTTAACTGGTGAAATCGTGGCAACTTATCAACCAGGCGAAAAGGTTCACTACGATTCTAAGGGTACTAATGCCGGATTCCGCTGGATCTCTTACGTGGGAGAATCCGGAAACCGCAACTACATGGCTATTGGTCCCGTGGATGAAGCCGGCAACCGTACTGATTTATGGGGTATGCTTGAATGATTGGATTTAATTCAACGAATTTAAACCAAACAAAGGGCGGGGAAGTCATTAAACAAGGTGACTTTTCTTCCCTTTTTGAGTTTGAACTTTTAGACTACGAGAATAGAAAAATCACTAGTCTGGACGGTCAAACGGCAAAGGTTCGACTTGGAAACAGCAAAGGAAAGATTGAAATTGAAGCCCTTGTAGAAAATTCCAAGGTTAGTTTTAAAATCGGTAAAGTCTTACCAGTCGGGATTTATCATATTGAAATTGAAGCTGGTAACTACGTCTTTCCGAGTGATAGAAGCGCTAAAGTTGACGTTATCCAATCAGTCGAGGAATACACTAGCGAACAAGTTCAAGGGCTTGAAAAGGAAAGTGAAAAAGATAATTTTCCTGAATTGGTGGACCTTTACAACCTAGCCAAAATTTAAACAGATAAGGAGAAATAATGAGTTTAAACACTGAACGACTTACACGATTTGCCAAAGCCGTCGGGCTTGATATCAAGGAAATCAAGCGTGAACTGGCAAACAAGGCTGAAAAAACTGAAAACGGTCAAGGTGGAATCACTAAAGAACAGTTGGACACAGCTATTCAAGGCGTGAAAACCGCTATTCTGGGTGAAGGTACACCGGAAGAGTTGGACACGCTGAAAGAGATTGCTGACAAGATTAAGGCGGGAGAAAGTCCGGATAGTGCCATCATTGCCAAAATGACGGAACTGGGCCAAAAGTTCACCGACTTGGAAAACCTTGATTTAGTGGCAACTTACACCACAGCGAAAGAGTGACGGCCATGAATAACATTATTGAAGTTATAAAAGCGATTGGCCGGGATATTAAGGCGCTGACTTCAAAACAAGCTGAATACTTGAAAGAAAGTAAAGCTTACGAATTATTCCCTACCTATACCACGCTTCAGGATCAAATGACCACAAATATTAAAACCAAGCATTTAGAACTTGGTTTAGACGCTTTAATGGATGAAAAGCTAAAAAATGGTGGTAACCCGTTTGTTACTAAGTCAGAAATTCCAGCGGTGGACACAAAGCAGTTTGCAACCAAAAATGACTTGGAAGAGTTGAAGCGTAGCGCTGGAAGCGGTGGTAATACCAGTACAGAACTCAAAGGCCAAGGTTTTCCATACAATCTTAACGCTGACATCGGTACAATTTATACCGACACTACAGCTAAAAATGGAGCGGTGAAGTGGATCAAAAAGACCGCCGGAACTGGCACGGGTGCTTGGGCCGTATTGGTTGGTGACGTCAAACACAGACCAAAAAACATCAACTCAAGTCAAACTAATGCATACGTGGAATTTAGACGAATAAATTCGACAGTAGAAATCAGTTTTGGCGGTCTATCGTGGGGCTGGTTTGGGATCAAGAGACGAGGCGCACAGGGTTATATTGCGCAAGGTTCAGACCGTGAGCGAAACGTGTTTATTTTAAGCAATGGCGGTATACCCGTCGGTTTTCGGTCTTTTAACTCAAAACTGGGCATTATGACAAACGACAAAGGCCAACGTTTGGGAACGTTTTATTTAGGTGGTCAGGGTGATTATAATCACTTGCGCTTACAATTTGACGAACCCGTCCCTACTGATAGAGACATCGGAGACCTACGTTTTACCACTATGTCATACACGACAGACGACCCGTGGCCTGAAACGTTATAAGATGATTTAACCCTCCCAGATTGGGAGGGCTTTTTTTGTTGTCTTTTTGTCTGTTATAACGGCAAATCTTGGGATTGTCTATTGTAACAGACAAAATAAAAAAGCCCTCGGGCTCGTTCTCTCAATTATGCGGGCAATGAATACGAAAATGAATACGTCTTTTTTTAATTATCGAAAAATGACGAAAACGATATTTTGATAAAATACGCGCTTTTCAAACGTTCGAGAACGTATGAAGATTTGATGGCAACCATAGATAGTTTTTGGTATAATAGAGGGGTGTATCTTTTGGACGGAATAGGTCACAGGATTCAATCCAGATGCATAAATGAAGAAAGAAAGTAGTAACGTGATGCAAGCCTTATATAACCTTCTTGCTGAGAAATTTCGGCTGACTTTTGACGATACAGAATTGTTGGAAACAGCTTTTACACATACCTCATATGCGAATGAGCATCGCCTCTTAAAAATTTCACATAATGAACGTTTGGAATTTTTAGGAGACGCTGTTCTCCAGTTAGTGATATCCGAATATTTATTTGCCCTCTACCCTAGTAAGCCAGAGGGAGATTTGTCAAAAATGCGTTCCATGATTGTTCGTGAGGAAAGCCTGGCAGGTTTTTCCCGTGATTGTGGTTTCGATCAATTTATCAAACTTGGCAAGGGAGAGGAAAAATCTGGTGGACGTAACCGAGATACCATCTTAGGGGATTTGTTTGAAGCTTTTTTAGGTGCCTTACTCTTGGATAAGGGAGTGGAGATGGTGCGGAACTTCATTCAGCAAGTCATGATTCCTAAAGTCGAGGCAGGTCAATTTGAGCAAGTGATTGACTATAAGACGCGCTTGCAAGAAATCCTTCAAATCCATGGGGATGTGCTGATTACCTATGAGGTGACGAGTGAGTCAGGACCGGCTCATGCCAAGGAGTTTGAAGTGCAAGTGTCTGTCAATGGGAAAATCATCGGTCAAGGACGTGGCCGGTCTAAAAAGGCTGCAGAACAAGAAGCAGCAAGAAAAGCAGTGGAGAATAAGGTGGATCCCTCATGTATTTAAAGGAAATTGAGATTCAAGGATTTAAGTCTTTCGCAGATAAGACCCGGGTCATCTTTGACCAAGGGGTAACCGCAGTGGTGGGCCCTAATGGATCTGGAAAATCGAACATTACAGAAAGTCTACGCTGGGCCTTAGGGGAATCGAGTGTCAAGAGCCTACGTGGTGGCAAGATGCCGGACGTGATTTTTGCAGGGACTGAAACTCGGAAACCCTTAAACTACGCCTGCGTAACGGTAGTACTGGATAACCGGGATGGCTTTATCAAACAGGCTGCTAAAGAAATCCGAGTGGAGCGTCATATTTATCGCTCGGGTGATAGTGAATACAAGATTGATGGTAAGAAAGTCCGTTTGAGAGATGTCCATGATCTCTTTATGGATACTGGACTGGGGAGAGATTCTTTCTCTATTATTTCCCAAGGGAAGGTTGAAGAAATCTTTAACTCCAAACCAGAAGAGAGACGGGCTATTTTTGAGGAAGCCGCTGGGGTTCTTAAATTTAAGACGCGTCGCAAGGAAACAGAATCTAAGTTGGTTCAGACCCAGGATAATTTGGACCGTCTGGAAGACATTATTTTTGAGTTAGAGGGGCAAATCAAACCTCTTGAAAAGCAAGCCCTTGTGGCCAAACGTTTCTTAGAATTGGATCAACAACGCCAGGTTCTTTATTTGGATGTTTTGATTACTCAAATTGAAGTCAATAAAAAAGATTATGATCAAGCCGTCCAAGAAGAAGCCTCCATCCAAGAGCAATTAAAGGCTTATTACCAGAAAAGAGAAGAGTATGAGGCGGAAAGTCTCCGATTGAAACAGAGTCGTCAGACTCTTCAACACCAATTGTCAGATGATCAAGCTAGCCTCTTGGAATTGACTCGTCTCTTAAGTGATTTGGAGAAACAAATCGAATTGGCACGCTTGGAGTCCCAACAGGTCGCTCGAAGTCGTCAGGAAAATCAAGAGCGGGTCAATAGTCTGGAAGAGCGCCTACAAGTTCTTCGGAACCAGTTGGAAGAAAAACAAGCCAATACAAAGAGTCTTCAAGAAGAATTGCAAAAGAGTCAAGAAGCTCTTGAAGGTCTGGAGAAAGAGTTGGCCAGCTTCTCAGAAGATCCAGACCAGGTGATTGATTATTTACGTGAAAAATACGTGGCCTTGATGCAGGATGAAGCGGAACGATCAAACGAATTAACAACCATTGAAAATCAATTGGAAGCCTCAGCTCAATTGTCACAAAGTAAAAAGGAAGATTACCAAAATCAAATCCAAATGGTGACAGAATTGCAGGAAAAAGAGCAGGTTGCTCAAGAAGCTTATCAAGGAGCTCAAGAGCATCTGAAACACTTGCTTGAGACCTATCAATCAGAGGCAAAACGGTTTGAGGAAGCTCGCCAGGCTTATCAAGAAGCGCAAGCCAAGATGTTTGATTTACTGGATCAAAGTAAGGAAAAACAGGCTCGCATTAACAGTTTAGAGGCGATTCAAAAAAATCATAGTAATTTTTATGCGGGTGTGAAGAGTGTCTTGCAAGAAGCGACTCGCTTAGGCGGGATTGTGGGAGCTGTCAGTGAAAAACTTTCCTTCTCACCAGAGTATCAGACTGCCTTAGAAATTGCTCTAGGAGCTAGCAGTCAGCATATTATCGTAGAAGACGAAGGAGCAGCAACACGGGCAATCGAACATCTGAAGAAGAATCGCTCGGGTCGGGCAACTTTCCTTCCTTTGACGACCATTAAACCACGCTACCTTGCAGGAAAGAATCAAGAACTGATTGAATCCTGTCCAGGGTTCCTAGGGATGGCTAGCAGTTTGGTGGACTATGATTCTTCCCTCAAGTCGATTTTCCAAAACCTTTTGGGGGTCACAGCTATTTTTGATACGATTGAGCACGCCAAGACGGCTGCTCGCAAGGTTGCCTACCAAGTTCGTATCGTGACGCTGGATGGAACTGAACTGCGCACGGGTGGTTCCTATGCAGGGGGAGCGAATCGAAGCAATAATTCGATTTTTATCAAGCCAGAACTGGATCGCTTGCACCAAGAATTGACCTCTCTTCAGAAGAATTTGCGAGAAGTAGAAGGGCAGGTTCAAGAGCAACAGGACCAAGTGAGCCAATCACAAGAAAAACTAGAATCTTTGAAAGGCCAAGGAGAAGGGGCGCGACTAGAAGAGCAACGCCTTCAATTGGCTTTTGAGCAAGCTCACCAGCAACTCTTGGATGCCCAAGAACTGTTAGAACTTATCCGTACAGAGCTGGATGAAGGTAGCGACCAGGAGCTCCTCCAAAAACGGGATCACTTGCAAGCGCGACTGAAAGAAATTGAGGCGGAAAAAGAGCAAGTTACTGCTGAGATTGAAGAAGTCAAGCTCAATAAAGATGTCGTTGTCGAGAAAATTGAAAATTTACGAGCAGCCATTGCCAAGCATCAACTACAGAAAACAGAGTTGAAGAGTCGATTGACCTATGACCAGACAGATGCCGAACGCTTGCAGCAAGAGTTGGCTTCTACTGAACGGGAAATCCAAGCTCTCCAATATGCGATTGAGCAGGGAGAAGATCGACATGAGCAAATCGATGTTTCTGTCCTTGAAAAACAACTGCAAGCAACCCTTCAAGAGAAAACCGCTCTGGAGCAAGCTGTGATTCGTAAGCAATTTGAATTAGAGG